GTCAGCATCTCTCTCCCCGGGTTTTGGGGCCCGCGATGACGGCCGCGGTGTCGCCGTCGGACGTGCTGGGCGCGGTGCGGGCGTCGTTGGCTGATCTTGACGTGGATGGGGAGGATCAGGCCGCGGTTGCGCTGGCTTTGCGGCTCGGCTCGGCGATCGATGACGAGGAATCGGGGCGGACGCTGGCCGAGCTGGCGGGCAAGCTGCTGGCGGTGCTGGAGAGCCTGGGGGCGACGCCGGCCGCGCGTAAGGCGATCATGCCGAAGGGGGGTGCGGTCAATGACAGCCCTGCCCGAACCGCTCGGGACGAACTTCGGGCCCGGCGAGCTGCTCGGGCGTACGGAGCCGAGGATTTGGACGCCTCCTCTTCGTGAGCTGACGCAGGATTCTTCGTACGGGTTCGACGTGATCGAGTTCGCGCGAGACGTGCTGTGCGCGCCGCTCGACCCCTGGGAGGCGTGGCTCGCTATCCACGGCGGCGAGCTGCTGCCGGATGGCCGGCCGCGGTTCCGCACCGTGCTGGTGCTGGTGGCGCGGCAGAACGGCAAGACGCACCTGCTCGTCGTCCTCAGCCTGTTCTGGCTGTTCATCGAGCAGGTGCGGCTGGTGCTGGGCACCTCGACGAACCTCGACTACGCCCGGGAGTCGTGGGAGAAGGCGGTCGACCTCGCCGAGAGCTGCGAGGAGCTGGCCGAAGAGGTCCAGGCCGTACGCAAGGCCAACGGCGAGCAGTTCCTCCGCACCATCTACAAGTCCCGGTACAAGATCGCCGCGTCGAACCGGAAGGGCGGCCGGTCGCTGACGATCGACCGCCTGATCATGGACGAACTTCGCGAGCACCACGACTGGTCCGCCTACAACGCCGCGATGCCCGCGATGAACGCCGTCCCGGACGCCCAGGCGTGGCTGATCTCCAATCAGGGCGACGACCGCGCCGTGGTGCTGGACAGCCTGCGCAAGGCGGCGCTCCAGCGGATCGCCGACGGCACGGTGGACGCTGATGACGGTGACCGACTCGGCCTGTTCGAGTGGTCGGCGCCCGACGGCTCCAAGCCGACCGACCTGGACGCCTTGGCCGCGGCGAACCCGAACCTCGGCTACCGGATCGACCCGGCGGGCCTTCTGACCGACGCGCGCCGTGCTGAGGCCGCCGGCGGCGAGGAGCTGGCGGGCTTCAAGACCGAGATCTTGTGCATGCGGGTCCCGATGCTTGATCCGGCGATCGACGGCGAGAAGTGGGCCGATTGCCTGGACCCGGGCGACCTCGCGGACGCACGTTCGCGGGTGGCGCTGTGCGTCGATGTGTCGATCGACGGGCAGCACGCCACCTTGGCCGCGGCGGCGGTGCTCCCAGACGGCCGTGTGCGTGTCGAGGTTGTCGCCGCATGGGACGGGCCCGGCTGCACGCAGGCGCTGCGCCAGGAGCTACCTGGGCACGTGCAGCGGGTGCGTCCGCAGAAGCTCGGGTGGTTCCCCGCGGGGCCGGCCGCGGCGGTGGCGGCCGATCTCGCCGATCGGAAGCAGCCCGGCCGGGCCGCGTGGCCGCCGCGCGGCGTCACGGTGGAGGAGATACGGCAGGAGACGACCGCCGTGTGCATGGGCTTCGCCGAACAGGTGAGCAGCGCGCAGGTGGCGCACTCGGATGACCCGCTGCTGAACGCGCACGTGGCCGCCGCTGAGAAGTTGCGGCAGGGCGATGCGTGGCGCTTCACCCGGCGCGGCGCCGGGCACTGCGACGCCGCCTACTCGCTCGCGGGCGCGACACACCTGGCGCGAACGCTGCCGCCAGCTCCGGCGAAGCCGCTGGTCATGGTCGCCCGCCGCGCTGCCCCACCTGCATAACTGCACATATGTCTAGGTGTTCATGTAAAGTGCGGGCGTGGGCCTTTTCCGTGAGCTGTTCAGTTGGGGTGCGGGACCGCCCCCCAGCACTGAACGCACGTCCGGCATGCCCGCTCAGCGTCCGCAGCGCTGGACGAACCCGCTGAACTTCACCCTCGACGCCCCTGCCGACTTTCTGAACGGCGGGGGCACGTCCGACGGGCTGCTGGAGCCTCGCATCGACCGGGCGCAGGCGATCAGCGTGCCCGCGGTGAAGCGCGTCCGGGACTTGATTTGCGGAACCCTCGGCGCGCTGCCGTTGCAGGTGAAGGACCCGCGGCGGAACACCGTGCCGAGCCCGTTGCTCGATCAGCCGGAGTTCGACATCGCCAGGTCGGTCACCATGGCCCGCACGGTCGAGGACATGCTGTTCGAGGGCCGATCGTGGTGGCGGATCACGCAGTCCGACTACCGCGGATACCCGACCTCAGTGGTCCGGCTCGAACCGCGCTCGGTCTCGATCATCCGGAATCTTGTGGTCTACGACTCCGGTGTCACCGGGCGCACGCAGGGTTCCCGCTGGGAATACCTCCAGGACTCCGAGGTCATCCGGATCGACTCGCCGAACGAACCGCTGCTCGTCGCCGGCGCCCGTGCGATCCGCGCATGCCTGCTGCTCGACCGCGCGGTGTCCCGCTACGCGAGCAACCCGATGCCGCTGGGCTACTTCGCCCCGGCGGACGGCGCCGTCGACCCGGACCCGGACGAGGTGCAGGACATCCTCGACGCCTGGGCCGAGGCTAACCAGACCCGTGCATGGGGCTATGTCGGTGCCGCGCTGAAGGCGCAGACCTTGCAGTGGAACCCGGAGCAGTTGCAGCTTGCGGCGGCACGCGATCACGCGGCGCTGGAGATCGCGCGGCTGGCCGGCGTCGACCCCGAGGACCTCGGTATCAACACGACTTCCCGCACCTACCAGAACGCGGAAATGCGCCGGCTCGACCTGATCGACTTCACGCTGAAGGCGTACGTGTCGGCGATCGAAGACCGGTTGTCGATGAACGACGTACTGCCTGGCGGATTCCGTGCCCGCTACGACTACGACGGTTTCCTTCGCTCGGACACGCAGACCCGCATGGCGGTCTACGGCGCCGGCCGTGCCGTCGGTGCCTACGACGATGAGCGGATCGCCGAGGCCGAGGGGCTCCCGCTCGCCCGGGTCAAGGCCGCGTCCGCGGCTGCCGCCCCTCAGCCCCCTGCCCCGGCGGTTGCCCCGACATCGCCGGAGCAGGGCCCCCAACCTCAGGAGCCCGCCATGCCTGCCGCGCAGCACCATGCTCCGGCGCCGTCGATGCGGTTCTCCGACACCGGCGCCATGACGATCGGGTTCGACTCGGACGCCGCCGCGGCAGTGTTCGCTGTGGACAGTGCAAAGCGGACGGTGTCCGGTGTGGCTGTGCCTTGGGGCGTTGTCGCGCGGGCCAACGGCCGTAAGTGGAAGTTCGCGAAAGACTCGCTGCACTGGGGACCGGACGCGTCCCGGGTCAAGCTGAACAAGGACCACGTCCGCGAGGATTCGTTCGGCTACGCCGCGGCGTTGTCGAGTACCGATGCCGGCCTGGCCGCCGCGTTCAAGGTCGCGCGCGGCGAGGACGGCGACGAGATGCTCGGGCTTGCCGTCGACAAGGTCTACGACGGGTTCTCGATCGAAGTCGACTTCGAGCCCGGCGACGGGTGGGAGCCCGACCCCACCGACGAAACCGTGTGCCTGGTCTACAGCGCCACCCTGCGCGCGGTCGCGCTGACCGCGATGCCTGCTTTCGACGGCGCGAGAGTCGCGTCCGTCGCTGCTTCACGAGAGGAACCCCTCATGTCGGCTCCCGTCGTTCCGGCCGCCCCGGCCGCGCCGCCTGCTCCGGCCGCTCCGGCTGCCGGTGCGACCCCGGACTTTGCCGCCTTCACCGCCGGCCTGTCCGAGTCCATCGGTACTGCCGTGGCCGAGGCTTTCGCCCGGCTCCCGCTCCCGCAGGGCGACGGTGGCCGCCCGGTGATCCCGGCAGGCCGTGGTGTGGCCACGGTGACCCGTGAGGAGCCGGTGTACGCGATGAACGGCTCGGGCCAGTCGATGGTCCGGGACGCGTGGAAGGCCCGCACCGAGGGCGACGCCGATGCCCGTGACCGGCTGTCCAAGTTCCAGCGCCAGACCCAGGACGCCGCCGAGCAGGCCGCGCAGAGCCTCGCGTTCGGCCCGGCGAACACCGGCAACGCGGCCGCCGTGATCCCGCCCGGCTACCGCCCCGAGCTGTACGTCACGCAG